TCTTCGGGCGCGACGGTGGCGAGGTTGGCGACTTCGTTCTGCGGATCAATCATTGAATTCATGCGTAAACAGTAGATCGGAAAACGTGGATCGTCAACATTTTTCGTACGATTTTTTTTATTTTTTTCTGAAAAAAGGTGTTGACAACGCCGCGCCGATATGGTAGACTTACGGATAGGGGGGACCCCCCTTCCCCCCACCCCGTAACTCTATACGCTATACTACTACAAGGTCGGCGGCTATTGTATTACTCTCCAGCCATAAACAGAATTGAGTGTTTCAATTTCTTATGTGCAGATTGCGCCTTTTGCAATTTGTCTTGCCAGTAATCAACATACCCAGTCATATTGATAGAAGCGCATTCGTTGATTTGTTTATTGATAATGTTGATACGATCTTCAAGAGCGAGACGAATCTCAATTGCTTCGGCTTCTGTGATTTTGGTATTCATATTGTTTTATTATTAAATTATTTATTCTTCGTTCATCGAATCCAACCACCGATCTTCCACCATATCGAACCAATCGTTCGCTTCCTTCGTTTCGAGCGGGGACAAGGCGATCAGGTCGCGGAGGTTATCTTCTGCGCTGATTTCGGGCGAGGCGTTAATGACCATAAAAAGAGAATGCCACGGGTCGGCGGTTCCGTCAAACATTTTTCAGATATTTTTTCAGATTTTTTTTGGCTGTCAGTCTGGTCGGTCACGAAGTGCGGAGGCTGTCAAGAAAAATCGAACAAAAAATTGTGATTTTTTTTTGAAAAAAAGTGTTGACAACACCGCGCCGATGTGGTAGACTTACGGATAGGGGGGACCCCCCTTCCCCCCACTTCGTATCTCTATACGTTGTACTAGTACAAAGCGGCGGCTATTATATTACTATTGATTTATCACTTCCAATGTTCTACGATTTGATAAACACCATTCGGGTCAAGCTTATAACAATTATCCAATAACAATTGGGCTTCGTGTATGTCAGACAGGTCGTGCTTTAGTATAAGAACGAACTTCTTACCTTGCAAGCATTGCACATTGTATGTGACAGTCACAGTATCAAACATTGTCATATTATTCTCCAGCAGTAAATGTATAATTGTTTTGTATGATGTGCAAAGCATTTCGAGCTTCACTCAACATCTCATTCCAGATAGGAATAGTCTCAACAACATTGTATTGTACTGCATCTGCATGAAGCTTTTCAAGCTGTACGATACGAAGCAACAGACCCTTCTTGATGTGATGAATAGTAGCAGAATCAAATTTAGTTTTCATATTATTATTTATAAAAAAGTTATTGTAGTACTATGTACTACGTTGTTATTGTATTAGTACTTCTTGTCAAACTCCATGTTATAGATTTCAACACCGTACACCGCAGTAACCGCATCACACTCATCCTCCGTGAGATCCCGATTCCACACCTTGTGGAACGCACTCGTCACGAACGCCACCGTCGAAGTGCCACCGTCAACCTCGACATCCACCAGATCCTTCCAATCAATTTCAATCTTCATGCGTATAGCATAGGGTCGAAGCCGCGCATCGTCAACATCTTTCGTATACTTTTTTTTACTTTTTTTTTGGGCGTGGACCTGGACTTTCGCTCAGAGAATCGAAAGGTAGTCAAGAAAAATCGTGCGAAAAAAAATCTTTTTTTTTGCGAAAAAAACGCTTGACGCGAGCGCGAAACTGTGGTAGACTTACAGTGTGGGGGGACCCCCCCTTCCCCCCCCAGCCGTATCTCTATACGCTATACTACTATAGATAGGTGGGGCTGTACTACTACAACCCCACCCCTTGTACTACTATTTATACTTCTCACTTACATATCTAACGAGTATATATACAATGAGACTTACAGAAAGCCACACAACCGCTACATTTGACATATGTATATCCATATATATTATTATTTGTTCAACAGACTGTAGTCATACAACTTATTGAGTAAATTGGTGTGTTTATCATAACTCTCTTGCCAAAAGCGTTCGCCAGATTCGTTGTTATGTTGCTTACATTCCCTGACGTATACGCATATATCATCAATCTTGCCAAGGATTGCAATGCGAATAGTGGCGAGTTCTTCGTTAGTAAGATTGAGCATATGTATATATATTAGTATTGAGCCTTCGTTTGATTCTCCAATGTCTTAATTGCATTGTTAAGACTGTCACTCTCCGTCGCCCAATGTGACACAGCGCTTTCTACCTTAAGACGCTTGGCATCTTCTAGCAGAGTGTCGATTTGTTGCAACCGTTGTTTAAGATTGAAGATAACAGTAAAACGAGTGTCGTTATCCAAGGTATAGTTGTATTTCATATGTATATATACTAGGTGTTGTGTTTGTTATTTGTATTAGAAGGACATTGGGATTTCGTCGCTTTCCATCTTGGCGACCGTCGCTTCATTCCGCGCATCGAACCACGCATTGGCTTCCGCGATCTCTTCGATGCTCAAGGTGATGGTGTCGCGCAGGTCGGATTCGGCGTTGATGTTGGCGAAGTCGTTCGTCATGTTGTTAAGGTAGGGGAAAAGGGTTTTACTGTCTAGAACTTTTCGCACTTTTCTTTCAGATTTCCACCGCAACGCCTCGGTTGTTGGTGAAGTACCGTCCGCTGCTGCTGCGCTTCGGGAGCGGGGCGAAGTCGTAAGACTTCACCTCAACCACCTTGCCAATGTTCGCCATCGCTTCCGCCTCGGTTGACCCGCTCGCGAAGTCCACGGTTCCGTCGGCCTTGCGGTACTTCACCGTCACAAGAGCCACGCTGCTGAACTTGTTCACTTTCAGAATCACAATCTCGTTTTGCATGGACACACTATGGGGGAAAACTCGGTGACCGTCAAGTCTTTCAGATACTTTTTTTCACTTTTTTTTCTTCACCTGGACGCATGATCTTGGCACACAACCTGCATGCAGCACATACCGTGCCAACCCCCCCCATTTTTCAAAAAAAATCGGACTTGCCTTTTGGCTGGCGGGGGGGAGGGGATTAATATCATTCTCCCCTACTCAAAATTCTCCTTTTATATATACTATATTCTCCCCCAATAAAACAATTCCTTTTATATACTCTCTCTTTACATGTAATAAAATAAACATTAATACACCCCCCTATTTTTAGAAAAAATTAACAAAACGGTGTTTTGATAATATGTTCAGATGTAAAAATCCGGGGGGTTATTTTTTGGGGAATCGCCTTGTAGATATACAATAGCTTTTTTTAATAACTCTATATCATCATTAAATCTACCAATAGCTAAATTGCAATTATTACATATATATCCTCTAAAGTTATTTGAATAATGACAATGATCTAATATCCATTTATCAGTATATTTGTCACAGATGGGGCAATTTCCAGCTTTTGGTATTGGGTTTTCGGCGCGTAATTTGTTTCTTAATTTGGATAATTTATTAGAACATGTTTTACATGTATTTTTACGTCCAGCTTCATATGTCGAAAAACATGGATATTCATTTATAAGTTTAACTTCTCCACAATTTCGACATTTTTTGGTTTCATCCATTTATTTATTATAATAACCTAATTACATAAGATGAAACAAAAGAAAAACGATGAGTCTCCAAAGATATCTCAAAGAGAAAAAATAAAAGACTCTTTAAGTGTGCGATCTTTAAAATGGACTGAAAAACAAAAGCAATTTATAGAATTAGCTACAAATAAAGACACTCGTATTATATTTGTAAATGGCCCCGCTGGTACTTCTAAGAGTATTATTGCTACTTATGTTTCATTATTGTTACTAAATGAGAAAAAAGTTTCTGATATTATATACATTCGTTCTGCGGTAGAAAGTAGTGATAGCAAAATTGGGTTCTTGCCGGGAGATGCAAGTGAGAAGCTCCAGTTCTACAATTTGCCATTTCTAGAAAAGTTGGATGAACTATTACCTCGCGCCGAAGTTGACAAGTTGGAAAAAGAAGAGCGGATTTCAATGTATCCAATTAATTATTCTCGCGGTATGAGTTGGGCGGCAAAGTCTATTATTCTCGACGAATGTCAAAATAGTACAAAAAAAGAAATAGTTACAGTTCTTACTCGTTTAGGTGAATTTAGTCGCTGCTTCGTTCTTGCCGATCCTATGCAAACAGATTTGCCGCCAAATAAAGCTGGCGGCTTTGAAGATTTATTCAATTTATTTTCTGATGAAGACAGTAAAGCTATGGGTATACATACATTCACATTTGATGAAGAAGACATTGTAAGATCAAAAATAGTGAAGTTTATCGTTAATAAACTAAAATCTTCTAAATAAATGTAATATAATAATATATGAAGATATACTGCCAAAAATGTGGGTCGCCGCACGAATCTAACAACAAGCCAAACTTTTGTTTTAATTGTGGCAACCCTTTTAATCCAAAGGCCGCATCAGCTTCAAGTGTACAAAGTAAGCCAGCGCCAAAAGCTACGCGCCCACAATATCGCGCCCCAATTGTAGAAGATGATTATGACGAAGATGAAGATGGTGCGCCAATTGATACAGATTTGGCATTTAGTGCTTCTAAATTAGACGTTGAAATTGAAAAAGATCATGGCTCCAAAGTAAAAATAGAAAATGTCATTGGATCTTCAACAGGCGGCGAAACATTTCAAAGAAGTAATGAAGGTGGCGGATATTCTATGGATGACTTTAGAAGAGAAGCAGGTTCGATTAAAAACCAATAATGAAAAAGAAAAAGTCATCACCTTCTTTTGAAGAGTCGATAAGTATAATCGACAATGAAATAAGTAAAAGAAGGAATAAATGGAATCTATCCAGCTTAACTTGGATAGATTTCGATGACGTTTCACAGATCATTCGTATTCACATATATAAAAAGTGGCATCTTTATAATCCAAAAAAGCCATTGGCTCCTTGGGTAAATAGAATAATATCAAATCAGATAAAGAATTTAATCCGCAATAATTATCTGAATTTTATTAAACCTTGCGCTCAATGCCCCGAAGCTGAACCTGATGAAGGATGTAAGAAGTTCGGAAAACAATGTTCAAGTTGCCCATTATATAAAGAATGGGAGAAAAATAAGAAACATGCGTATAATTTAAATATGCCTGTATCTTTTGAGTCTTTAGAAAATTGTGTTGATACAAGTTATAGTGATTCTATTGATATTGATAAGTTTAAATTAGACTTAGATCAGAAAATGAAAAAGTTTTTGAAGCCTTTAGAATGGAAGTTGTATGAAATGTTGTATATAAAGAAAATGACGGAAAAACAAGCGGCGAAAAAGATGGGTTATAAGAGTACAGAAGAAAATAGAAATCCTGGATATAAGCAGATAAAGAACATGCAAAAAGCTATTATCAAGAAAATAAAGATAAATATCCATAACGGCGGAATAGACGTTTATTAATATGTTAACAGAAGAACAGCAAAATATTATCGTTAACGAATGGAACAATCGTCCTGACGATCCTCCTTCTTTGATAGAATTGATTAGATTAGCATATCCAAATTCTCCTGATTTAGATGGTCGTTGTAAAGAAGGTAAATATGTTCAAGCATTTCTAGCAAAAAGAAGTTTAAAAGCTAGAGGCACTCATGAATATAAGTCTAAAAAAGCGCCAGATTTAACAGACGAAAATAAACAATTCATTTTAAATAACGCCAAAACAATGAAGGCGTTAGAAATTACAAGAATCATATTTGATAATCCCACGTTATCAAATTTGAATAACGAAACTAGAATTGTCGCCAAATTTATTTCTGAGAATATACTTCCAGAAGAAATTTATAAAGAACAAGAAGAAATCGCGCAAGAAGATTATGTATCTCCTCGTTCTTTAGACAAAGCGATTAATAAAGTTAATAGATATGTATATGATTTAAATTTAAAGCGTGAAAGTTTAAATTCTAGACATAAAAAAGATTTAGAATGTCTATTAAAGTACATTAATACTTATAGATTCGTGCATCAAATTAATTCTTATGACAGCAATGTTGATAGAGATCTTTTTGAAAGCTCTTTTGTTCGTTATACATACGACAAAAACGATCTTACAGAAGAAGAAGTAGATCAATATATTATATTGTCTTCTGAAGTTGTTATCGCTTCTAGCATTCAACGAAGAGTAGAAAAGTTGCAGAGATTATTAGAAGGCGCGGCAGATAATGACGCTAGAATTTCTATGGGTCTTGTTGAATCTATTAATACAGCCCAGCAAGAATATAATCAATGCGTCGGTCGTCAACAAAAACTTGTTAACGATCTAAAAACAAAACGCGCAGATAGATTAGGCAGTCAAATCAAGCAAAATGCTAGTATTGTAAATCTTATTCAAGCTTGGAAAGAAGAAGAGTCTAGAGCGAAGATGATTAAATTAGCAGAAATGCGAAAGAGAACTTTAGATGAAGAAATTACAAAGCTAGAAGGCATGGATGAATTAAAGTGTCGCATATTAGGCATTTCTAAACAGGAGATATTGAATGGTTAATTGCAAATTCTGTAATAAAGATTTTGATAATGATAAAAGTCTACATGCTCATTTAAAATCTCATAAAATTTCAGTATCAGATTATTATCAGCATTATTATCCTCGCAAGGACTTGTTGACTGGTGAAATTATTGAATTCAAGAACAAAGATCAGTATTTCGAATCTGATTTTAATTCAAAGATAAACTTTAAAAAGTGGGCGAAGTCTTCGGACCCTAAAATAGTTGGAGATTATTGCAAGGGATTATTGCAAAAACGCCAAGAGAAAAAGAAATCTATATATCCATTTTCTCAAGTCGAGTTAAAATCTTCTGGAATTCCTAGTATTAACTTTTTAGAAACTGTCATTGGTGATTATTATGATTATTGCGATAATAACGGTTTTGAAAAGAAATTTTTAAATCCAAAAGATTTAATTTTAATTGACAACATAGTTGATAATTATTGTATTTATGTAGATACAAGAGAACAAAAGCCTTTAGAGTTTTCTAGGCTAACTCAAGTAAAGAAATTAGATTTTGGAGATTATTGTTTTGAAAATTTAGACATATCTGGAAATACTTTTATCGAAAGAAAGTCATTAAAAGATTTTATTGGAACTTTGGCCGCAGGATACGATAGATTTTGCCGGGAGATAGAAAGAGCCGCAGAGAACAATAGTTCTATTGTTGTGATAGTTGAGAATGATTTAGCAACGTGTTTAAGATTTAACTATCTTCCATATATAGCTAGAAATACAAAAGTAAATCCTGATTTTATATTTCATAAAGTTCGGACATTAATGACTACATATAAGAATGTGCAGTTTTTATTTGTAGATGGCAGAGAAGAATGCGTAAGAGTAATAGAGAAAATCTTTGTTAATAAAGATATATCATTAAATTACGATCTTCAGTTATTATATGATATAAAGAAGTTATGATTTACTGTCCAGATAAATATAAAGCAGAATTTCCTGATTTAAATGAAGAGTATAAGCTTCTTAAAGGAGAACTTGATGATAAAGAAGCTCGTATTACTCTTGCTAAATTTCTAAGAAACAATATTGGATTTACAACTGAGTTATTGTCAGGAATAAAACTCGCGCCATACCAAGAGATGATTCTTAAAGGTATGATGAATCGTAATTTTTGCATGAATGTTCTTGGTCGTGGTTGCGGTAAAACATTCCTTGGTGGCGTATTTTGTTTTTTGCAATGCGTATTTGAACCTAATACTAAAATTCTAATTGCTGGACCAACTTTTAGAACTGCGCGTTTTATTTTTAATTATTTAGAGAAGATCGTTGATTCAAAAGGCGGCGAACTTCTTCAACAAGCTTTTGGCGTGAAAGCTAAACGTAACGATCAATACGAATGGCAAATTAACGGAGGTTCTATTACTGCTATTCCTCTCAACGGAGAAAAGATTCGTGGTTTTCGCGCCAATATTCTTTTACTAGACGAATATCTACTGCTTCCAGAAGATATTATTAAAAATGTATTGATGCCATTCCTTGTCGCTCCTCAAAACATGAAAGAGCGTATGGAAATACGAGAAATTGAAGATAAGTTGATTAAAGATGGACTCATGAAAGAAGAAGAAAGAATGGTATTTCCAAATACCTCAAAAATGATTGCTCTTTCTTCAGCTTCTTTTACATTTGAGAATTTATATAAAACTTATAAAGAATGGAATGATAAAATTTATTCCAATGAAGAGAATGACGCTAAATATTTTATAGCTCAAATGAGTTATGAAGCTTTACCAACGCACATGATTGATAATACCGTTATTGAGGAAGCTCAAAACGGCGGCACTTCTCACAGTTCATTTTTGCGAGAATACTGCGCTCAATTTACAGATGGTAGCGATGG